TCGTAAGTTCGCAAACCTGCTAACCCCAACATTGCCATTACGAGTTCCATAAGGCTTCCATCAAGAGCAGGATAAGTGCCGTAACCAGTAGCGGTGGCAAGGGGTCTGATAACATATTGGTAAGCAAGGCCAGCGGCTCCTATCCATCCAATCATTGGCCGCCACCCCGACACGAACAAGTTGGGGTTGGCGGCTTCTGCGGTGTTTGTCTCTGACTGCGCAGCGTCCCACTTCTGTAGGCTGTCGCGCAGTGCGGCTTCTGCACTGATCTTTGCGTTTGGATCAGGAACAAATTTGTTGATGACTTGTAAGCCCGCCGCGATGGCGTCGTCAATCCCGAACGTCATGATTTGTCCGCCTTGCTGTCAAGTTTATCGTATATACGCTGGAACATATCTTCAATCCGTTCCATGCGCTTGTCCAGATCGCTGCGCTTGACGTAGTTCTCAGGCAGATTGACTTCTAGCGTGTGCAGATCAGCACGCAAGTCTTTCACCGCGTCCCACAACTGCCGCGCGAACCAGCCAAGCACCGACAACGCCGCGCCGCCGAGAAGGTTAATGAAATTCTGCATTTCCATTATCGACCTACTAATGCGTTCTGGTTAACGGGGGAACCGGCTTGCACCGCGCCCAAGGCAAGGGCTGGTGCCGCGCGGCGGGCAAGAGCGTTTTGAGCCTGACCCCGCGCCTGAAACGCCAAGGCTTTTTCAATAGTTGCCGCGCCAACGGTGGGGTTTGACAGCTCGCGTGCCAACTCCAACGCAAGTTTTGCGTCCATATGACCCATAAGTTTTTTTGCGGCCATGTTGAAAAACGTAATACCCCGGTTTAGGAACGACGCCGTAGGAATACCGACTTGCGCCCCTGCTTCGGTCGCCAACCGCGCGCTGCCTTCGGCTGCTGGGCGTCCCGCCGCAACAAGGCGCTGGTATTCCTCTGAGCGCGCCAGATCGCGGCGCACAGCGTCAACCGCTTGCAACTGGTCAGGCGTCATGTTTTTTGTCAGTTCGTCAATGCGCTTGCCAATAGCCAACGCGTTTGACCCCGGTGGCAGCGGTGCGGCTAACTTGTTGCCGCTGGCGTCCGCAATGCGCTTAATCTCGGCCAAACGAGCCGCGTCGGCTTTGACGGTTTCAAACTTCTGCGCAAGCCCCATACCGGCGTTGTCAAGCTCGGCAATTGGCGCGCGGTAGCTTTTCATAAACGACGCGACCTTTTCCGGTGCGACGTCGCCTGTTTCGGTCAAGACCTTCTGGCGAAACAAGTCCTCGATGCCGGTGCTGGCGATCTTCATAGCGTCGGGGTTTTGACCGAACAGCGTTACAAACTGCTTGGCTTCCGACGCGCCGTTGGGGTTGAAGTATTTCTGCACCACATCTTCGGGGCGTACTTTGCCTTCGTTGATTGATGTCTGCTTGAACAAGTTGGCGTTTACGCCGGTCTTGAAACGCGGCACCATCTCGGTACGGTACAGGTTCACCGCCTGCGCGTACGCGGTTTTGGCCGCTTCTGGCAGCGTGTCGCTTTTGCCAATGGCGTCGTCAATAGTTTCGTGCAGTTTCTCAAGCTGACGCAACCGCGTGGCGGCCATAGGGTCGGACGACATTTTGGCAGCGGTTACGTCGGCGTTAATGTCTTTGCGCAGCGCGTCAAGTTCGCGCATGTTAGCGGTTGGTGCCTTGGGCGCGGTGGCTTCGGTCGTGTAGCCAACGTTTTCCCCCAGCGAAACGTATTCGCCCGGCGTTGGGCCTTTCTTAAACGACATCAGTGCGCGCGCTGTTTGCGGCGCGCTACGCGGGTCGATCTGCGACAACGGCTGGCCAAGAATGTCTTCGGCCTTCTTGACAACATCCGAAATGTCAACCTTGGCTTTACCCGCCAACTCAAACGCGCTTTCATAGGCGGGCGTAATGACGTTTTTTTGCAAATTGTTTTTTTCAACTTTGGCCGCCGCGGTCAGCGCGCTGCCAACTTCATACGGGTTAACCTCGGTCAGATTAGAGTCAATCTTATTCTTAACGTCGTCAATTTGTTTTTGATATGTTGTCTGCACGCGGTTTTCTTGCGCCAGTCGCGCCTCATTGACCTGTGCGGCCTGCGTAGCTTTTTCTGTTTCAAAGCCGGGCGTGTTGCGCAATTTTTCTACGCCCGCCGAAAACCGCGCCGAACCAACCGGCGCGGCAACTTCACCCATCTGCGGCGTTGCGCCGGGGACAATCATAGCTTCTGGCGACCGCGCAGCGGCAAGAATATCTTCGCCGCGACCCTCCATCATTTTAAGAAGATCGGAGCTTTTAAGGTTAAACAAAGTGCGCCCGTATTGCGCAAGTTTGTTAACAATCGGAGCGGCGATGGTTGGCACCGCTGCACCAATAGCGGCGCCCGCTTCGGGGCTTTCGCCGGTGGCTTCAGCCGCCGCTGCGCCGGTAATGGCGCCGCCTGCGGCTTTAGTAGCGACGTTGGTTAGGCCGGGTTCAATCCCCGTTTGAAAGCCGCCGGTCTCAATGGATGTGGCTACTGGCGTCAAGAAACGCGCCAACGACGGGGCCATCTGTACTGCTTTTTTAATAGGGGCAGCAATAAGACCCCCGACGGGAAGCGTTCCCACAATCTGACCGCCAACGCGTCCTACGCCCGCCGCAAGAAGATCGCCGTATTTTTTTTCATACTCGGCGCGCTGACGCGCTGCAATAGCGTCAATTTCTTCTTCGCGTGACGGCCCAGCGTCGCGCGGCGAGATAACGTCTATCCCCCGTGCGCCGTACTTGAGCATGGTGTCGGTAACGTCCTGCGCGCCGCGTCGGACGCCCGCAAAAGGCGAAATGGCGGCGCGGGCGTAGTCGGCAACGACGTTGCGCTCAGACGGCATACCATCGCCAACAGCAACGGGTGTTGCAGACGCCAAATCAAAACCCCCACCGTTAGCAGAAGTCGTTACCGGTTGCGCGGTGCTAAGATCAAAGCCCATCACTTTACCTCTTCGAACGACTTGCCATCTGGGGACACATAAGCCTTATTGCCGTTGGCGTCTGTGTGTAGCACCCAACCTTTTGTATTTGTAGGCGCCGTCCCCGCGCCGCCTGCTGGCACACGCGCGCCACCGGCGGAAGCGTTTGGTTGTAGGCGGTTGACCGCAGGCTTTTGTGCAGTGGGGTAGGTGCCGGGCATGACACCGCCGCGTTCGCGGGGTTCAGGCAAAGCACCGTACTGTTGAAACTCTGGGCGTTTCAACGTATCGACATGCGCTTTTTCATACGCATCTCGGATACGGTTTTTAGATGCTTGAATTTGCGCTTCCACGTCGTCAAGCGCTTCGCGGTAGGCTTTCTCGCCTGCATTTGGGTTAAGCGCCGCCACCATGTTGGTCAAGATTTTCCATTCTTGAGTAGCTATTGAACCAATTGCACCTGTTGAAGCGGCGGCGGCTTTACCCATAGCCGTCACTCGTCCTTTCAGCGTCTCCATGCGATTTTCCGCCGTCGCCGCCGTGCCGTCGGGTAGTGAAAAGAACCGGCCCGGAATACCTGTAGCCCCGGCAAGATTAGACCCTTGGACATTTTGAAGCGCGTCGTGCGCGTTTTCAAGCGTATCCAAGATAGATGTGGCGGTTGAATATGATTTGTTTAGCCCCTGCTCAATCTTAAACTTGTCAGCGGGTTTTAGCGGCGGAAACTCATTACCCCCACTCAACACTTTCATAACTTGTTCGCCGGTCAGCCCGACATGCGCCGCCATCCAACGCTGCGGGTCGGCTGCGTAGTCTTTCATAGCGGAAGCTATGGCTTGTTCTTTGGTCTGGCCAGACACTTTCTGTGCCATCGAGCCAAGCACCGGATGATCAAACATCGCCGAGACATACGCCGCCGCCGCTTCGGGCGAATTGACAGCCGCCGCATAAGCGCGGAACGGCTTCAAGTTTTCGTCAATGGCTTTGGCTTCAGACGACGACGCTTCCGTTCTAGCTTTACGAAGTTCAATGTCTTTCTTTTCCGCCTCGGTTACAGCGTTGCCGTAGCCCATGCCAAGGTTGGCGGCGTCAAACTTACCGCCTTGAATAAGTGCATTGGTTGCCGCGCGAAGGTCTTTGGGCTGCTCCATCATCATTGACGACGGCTGGTACTCAGGCATCGCGTTCTGCGAACCAAGCATCCCGACGTCGCTGGCGGCACCCGGCTCGGCCACTTGCGCGGGGATCGGCACGTTGACGTTACCTGTCGCGCCGTAGGCCGTCATGAACTCACGGCGTGCTGCTTCTTCTTTGGCTTTCTGTCTAGCGGCTTCCGCCGCTGCGCGAGCGCGTTGCTGGTCTTGATACTGCATATCGCGCTGGGCTTTCATCATATTGAACTGGCCCTGCTGCATCTGCATCTGCATCATCTGCGCCCGAAGCGCGTTCATGCGCCCCTCGTTCGGGTCGCCGAAGTCAACGGGTTTGATGCCAAGCGCAATAGATGTGTCTAGACCAGCCATGATGTGAACCTCAAATTAAACAAACGGCCCCATGCCTTCGTAGCCGCCAGCACCATAAGAATAAGGACTGCCGCTAGCCCCGTTAAAATTATAGTTGCCGCCCCCGCCACCACCATAAGTGCTGGAGTTAAAGGCCTTGGCAACCCCGCCAAACGCGCTGTTCCAAGCGTTAGCTCCCCCAACAGCCCCCGATGCCAGCGCGTTGCCTGCTTGAAGCGCGTTGTTGCCCGCGGCTGCGCCGTAGGCGCCCGCGGCGTTGCTGGTTGCGTTAGTGGCTGTCTGACCAACACCCATTAACGATTGCAAAGGCTGCAACTGATTGGCGCGGTTGGTCTGGTAACGGTTGAAGGCGTTTGCGTATTCGTTTGATGCGTAGTCTTGACCGTAGCGGCCAGCGGCTTTGAGCGCGGCTCCCGAGATCATGCCGCCGCGTGCAGCAGCGGACGCGTCCAACGCTTTCAGTCCTTCTTTCAAGCGAAAGGCATAGCCGGGGTCGGCTTGGTAGTCGGACATATTAAAGTCGCGGGCGTATTTGCCGTAATCGGCGGCATTTGGATCAACGTACAAGCCTTGCGGCAAAGTTGACGTACCGTCCTCGCCTTTGGTGCCGTACACCGCCGCGTCCATTGGGTTAAGCCCAAGCAACGTCAACAAACGGTTCTGCGCCGTCAACCCGCCAGCGCGGAACGGCGCTTGCAGTTCGGTTTGCTTATTGAAAATGTCCCGTTGAAGCGCGGTAGACTCCGCGGCGGCGGCTGACTGCGCGTCAGCGGCTTTGCTTGCAGCTTTTGACCCCATAACACCGCTGGCAATACTGCCTACGGCGCTAATGCCAGCACCAATAAGTGCGGTTTCAATACCCATCGTGCTGTCTCCGTACCAAAGCACCGTCGTCGCGGACGACAAACCCTAAACGCGCAAAAATGCCGTACATATATTCATGCCCCGCCATAATACGCGTAAACGCATTTTTATCAAGGAACAATTCGTTTAAGATGCCGCGAGTGGCCCAGCGTTTGCGCCATTGCGGTAGTACCGACACATGCACTTCGCCGTCTTTGAAGTACGCCGCGCCTATGCACGTCTCGTCTCGAACAATTGCCTTGACAATCCAATCAGCCAATTTGCTCTTATAGTCATCAAAAGACACGGGCGTTGACCAATCGGTTGCGGCGTAACCGATCTCTAACGCCGTATCCCGGTCATCAACAAACCGTGTAGTCATGTCAGCCTTTTTTAATTTCCTGCCACGTTTTATTGCGGATGCGGTTACGTTTGGCATTGATGTTAGCGTAAAGACCGGGTTTTGCCATTATTCCCTGTAGGATAGCCGTCATACCGGTTTGTCCGGTGATGCTGCGTAGCGTGCCGACATTATAAGCAGAGATCACATAGGCGTTCAGCTGCCCTGCGGCTACGACACCTACACCTACACCGTCTGCGGAAATGGTTGGTATAACGCTCATGTTCTTACCTTATTAGTAACCGTTGTAAAAGTCACCGTATTGCCCATTGGTGTAAACGCTTGAATACCCATTTCAAAATCCTTATATTCTGTTAGTTGTAATACACACTAATGTTAGGAACTACAGAATATATAACTTTAAAAGTATCATATGGGTTTAACACAATACTACAATTTGAATTTGAACCTGTAGAGTAATCGTATACAGGTGCATCATTAACCCATATGGAATTAACTGTACCAGACCTAAAATAAATAGTTAATGTTTGTCCGTATACATTAGTTACATTAACATTTGATGCTCCAACAGCAATTCCAGTTGCTCTTAGATTATAACCTTGATAACCTTGATTGTTGTTAATAAATAAATTTGATTGATATGCTTCAGCAATAGTAACATTGGGAACGGCATATGACCCTGTCCCAGTAACAAAAGTGTTATTTGTTACAACCATAGCTCCTGCCAAATAAACTTGACATGAACTTGCAACAGATGTGTATCCATTACTAATAAAAGTACAATTTTGAATTAAACATGGATAAGTACGAGTTCCACTATTGGAAGATATAGCTCGACCTTTATTATTTCTAAAAATAACACCATTAATATTAACTTGACCATATTGATTTATAGACAATCCGTACATTTGACCGCTTGTTGCATAACCATTTCCACAATTAAAAATAGTTCCTCCTGAAATATTAAGAATTGCAGCATCGTTTACCGGAGCAAAATTAAAATTATATGATGTGCAAGAAGCAGCCCATATACCTTCTAAATTATTGTAACTTGAGTCAAGTATTGAATATCCTATATTACAACTATCAAAAGTGGCTTGTGTTATAAAAATTTCTCTATTTGAGGTTCCACTGTCTTGAGTAATTTTTGCACCAAAATTGTGGCTTATAAAATCAGTAGCCCAAACATAAACACCTCCCATTCCACCTGTTAAATATAAACCAACAGATGACCCAGTTGAACCTGTATAATTTCCAATCATACGTCCACCCTGAATAATAATATCGCTGCCTGAGCCAATACAATACCCATAAACACTAACAACCGCATAACAGTTTGTAAATGACACTGTATCATTTGTTTTGCTTGCTGGACAAACATAAAAAGAAGCACCTATATTTGTTGAGTCTCCAGCACTAGGATAATATAGAATGTTTTCAAATGAACTTTGAACATTTCCATTGGCAAAATAAAAAGCTGCTCCAGTTGTGGCAACAATTTTAGGTGTAATGCTAAAATTTTTAAAAGAAACTTGTGCCGTCAAATTGTTAAACAAAAACACAGAACTGTTATTATATTGAAGAATTTGACTGGAGTAACCGTCTCCATAAATATCAACAAATAAATATTCAGTAGATGTGGAAACTGTAATAGAATTTGTTATTTTATAATATCCAGATGGAATATATATGCTTACATTTGTATTTGATGTTGCATAATTCATAGCAGCTTGAAATGCTGATGTGTCATCTGTTGTGCCATTTCCTATAGCACCAAAATCTTTTACGCTGACAATATCGCCGAATAAATTAGCAAGCGTTCTGGCTGTGGTTGTTCCGGTGGGAGTAACCGTTGAAGGACTAACGTCTATAGTCCATGTACCATATGCCCCGCTGCCATCGGCGCCGGGCGACATGATAAGATTATCTTGCGTCCAGATTTCAACATCATTAGCGGTTTTAAGAACAAATTTATATCTGCCCTGCCCAAGCCAAACCGACGCTTCGCCACGCGAGTTAAGAATGATTGGGTTCGTGTTGGCAGTTGCCCCCGTATAAGTTGTATAAGTCGCCAACGGTGTGGTTGTGCCCGCGGCATAGGTATAAAGTTTACCGCCGACTAAAGGTGATCCGTCATTGGCAAAAAATTGTAGCCGAGGATCGGGGGAGATATTTGCAACCATGTTGAACGCTCCAATTTACAGCACCATACCTTATGACGCCGCACCTTTCAAGACTACAAAGTTAACCACGGGCGCGTCGGTGGCTGTGCCAGTTTGCGCCCAGAAGGTAATATTGAAACTTCCCGCCGTTACCGCGCTGACGTTAAAGCTGTAATTGTTGGTTGCGCCCGACTTGACCGACAAGATCACAACGTCGGTTGCGGCAATTTTGTTATTTGTAACCGTGAACGTCGCCGGTGTTGGCGAACCCGCCGCCGAAAATAGCGTAATAGCGCCGGTAGGGGTGTTACTTGTAACGCCGGTCGTGCGGCTGGTGCTTTGCGTGACCGCCCCGCCAGCCCCCGTTAGATAGCCAAACGCCGTGGGCGTAGATGACCATGCAGGCGCACTGCTTGTCCCTTGTCCAACTAGCACACCGCCCGCAGCAGGCCACGGACCCGTGCCACCGCGCGCTGTGCTAAGGATACCCGTCCACCCGGCGGTGATAGTTGTTGAAGCCAGCAATGCGGTGTTAGGGGAGCCGCTAAGGGTCAATGTAACGTTAGTATCGTTAGCACGCGTTAACGCTGACTTGGTGATTGATATCTGAGGGTTTTGTCCATCAGTAATTACAAGCGGCGCGGTGGCCGTGATCGCAAGCGTCGGCTGTTGTGTGCCGTTGCCTGTGATCGTAAACATATTGAGCAAGAACCGATACCATTCCCGCGATACCAATCCCGTGCGCTCGTCAAGGAACGGAACGCGAGGCGGCGTGATGTTGGTGATGTTTGTTGGGCTAGCCATTGGTGCCGCTCATAACCAGTTCGGCGCCGACAATAGAAATTTTGACCGGATCAGTGCCAGACACTTCATACACGCGGTCGCGCAGTTTGGTTGTCATGCCAAGACGACGCCAGAACGTGCGATAAAAAAACGCACCTATTTTGCCCATTGAAGCCCAGTGTTCGCTGGACCATGTGTGCCCGCCGTCATCTGACCAACGCAGCATCACTTGCGGGCTAGAGCCTTGACCATCGTTAAGCCCGACGCCTGTCTCAGCATCAAGCTGAAGGCTGTGCTGCGCCGTGCGATGGAGGTTATTGGTGTTAGGTGGCAGCGCGCGCCACGTCCGCAACCATTTTTGAATAGCCCCGTTGTCGGCATAAACATCAAGATCAAACGCGTAAATGTTACCGTTTTGGTAATCGCCAACAACGTTCTGGCTGTTAAATTCAACCTGACAGTTTGACCGGTGGCGCACAAATTCACCGTCAGACCAGCCCGCGCGCTCGTGCCACGCTTGTGTTGCCACGTCATAAACCCATGTCGCGCCTGCGCTAGGAAATATCAAAACGTAGAACGAATGGCCGTCGCGTTGGTATGTGTAGGCAATGGCGTCGGAGATATTGCCGTAGTTTTGAATTTGCCATTCGACAGCGTGCGTTGAGACGCGCACGCCGCTATAGCCGTTAGCGCGGTAGACGATGCCGCGACCGCGAGCGTCCGCGCCAAGCCAAAACAACGCGTTGTCGAGCTTGGCAACAGAGAAAGTAGCCGCACAGCCTAACTCGTTAAACGCGCCCTGAATACGGGTCAGCGGAAAATCAACGGCGCCCGAGTCGTACCAAACCTCAACCGAGTTAGTTCCAAACACCCACACTTCGCGGTGATCGACCATTGTGGACACCACGCCGTCAGGAGAGCCTTCGGCGCTAGCAAATGACAGCGGGTCAATCTGCGTGCCGTCAAGGATTTCCGACACCCAAATGCGTTGGGAGTTTGGCTCGTTAAACTGAAAATAGCCGTCAATATAATTGACAGTTACCGCACCGGGAAAGTCAATGTCGGTGATCTGCGCGAACGCGTTGGTCACGTTGTCGTAGATATAGCTAGGGCCGTTGCAAGCAATAAACATCTGCCTACCGTTGTCGGCGATAGACACTTGGCCGGTGCCTGACACACTACCAATTAACGTTGCGGTCCATGCCGTAGTGATCTTATAGACTTGCGTGCCAGACACGGCATAGGCGTAACCACCATAAGACCATAGCCCGCGGATAGGGCCGGTGCCAACTGTTAGCAACAACCGCAACCCCGGCGCGCGGTTAAGGAACCCAGATGTTTGCCCTTCGCCGGGAATGGTTTCCGGAAATAAATTGACCATGCGGCTGTCAGCAGCGTTAACGCTGCGGGCAACATAGCTCTGGCCAAGGATAGGGGTTTTCATCAGTAGCTCGGATACCATTTGGTGGTGGTGGAGTCGTAGGTCATGCTGTCACCCACTGCTGGGCTTCTTCATCCCACAAGTACGCGTTTTCGTTTGTTGGGCGCGGTGCGGGCGCTTCCCATTGACATATATCGGTGTTTAACGTCCAACTTGGATACGGTTTTGGCTCAATAAACGCATCAAGAGAGGAACTGTAAGAGCACCCAACAAACGCATAATTTTTGCGAAACAATTTGTTAGAACATGTTTGTTTCCAATTACTGTAGCCACCAGACCATTCAGTCAAGAACGCGACACCAACGGGTTCGCTTTCTGGAAATGCAAGATTTCCAACGGTTTCATTGTTAACGACATTTACATCAACAACAATATTATTATCATCTAGTTTGGCAAAGTAAGCCATGTTTACCTCGTATATGAACCATTACCGGTGAACTTAAGGATAGTGAAAACGCCAGATGTTGTTATTGTTGGAGAGCCGGTGTAAGTGCCTGTATATTCTGATGTTGGCACCGACAAGATTGCAACGCCGTCGCCACCTTTTCCGCTAGTAAGAGCGTTGTTAGTGGTGCAAATGCCGCCGCCGCCGCCGCCAAGACCATCAGTTCCACCCGTTGCACTAAGCCCAGAGTTAGACCTTGCGCCTGCACCGCCACCGCCAGCACCACCAGCTCCGGGGGTGCCACCAGCATATGTTGAGCCACCACCACCGCCAGCGTAATATACAGCGGTTCCTGTAATG